CGTGTTGTAAGTCACGTCGTAGTCCACCTGTACCCAGGCAACACGGTTGTTCTGCTCGCTCAAGATATTATCGTTGAACAGCTTGGCGATGCTGATGTTTATCTGATCGGCTATCAGTGAGGAGATGTCTGTCGTATGCGTTGTGTTGCTTCCGAATCCTGTGGTCCTGTTTATTGTGATATGCGGAGAGGCTGGCTTTGAAGCCTTTGCTCCGGTCCATATGTAGACCTCTAGCTGTACCGAGTTAATCGTAGTGACGCTAGTGCCGCTCCAGGTGACGTAGATTGGTGATCGTGTTCCGTATAGGCCTTGTAGGGTATTCAGTGCCATTAGTTAAATATATCTTTTAGTGTAAACTTCATAAACTCTTCGACGTCCAGCTTGAAGGCTCTTCTTATCTCCTGTGGCATTCTTCTGTAGCCGAGTGCAAACGCTCGGCTGAAGAAATGACTAGGCTTGATGCCGTCTCTGTATATCTTGTTCTGTATAGCGAAGGCTAGGCTTCGTCTCTTGATGAACCTTCCTTGCTCGTCTCGTATGCTCTTGAAGCCTTTCTTGACGATCCACTTGTCTAGTGGTCCGATTGGAGGCTTCTTGTTCTTGTAGCTGTACGGTGTGTTGTACTTCTTCTTTATCCCACTGACACCTTTATCCTGGAAGTCTCCGTAGTCCTCCATAAAGAATTCGAAGCTGAAGCTCATTCCGCTCTTGCTAGGTTTGCTAGCATAGCCGATGGAGTCGTACAGCTTCTTGCTGACGTTCTTCTTCTTCTTCGTGAGGTTTGTTCGTGCTTGCTGCACGACATACTTCCCGAACTTGTCGAAGGTCTCTTCTAGGTGTTTAGGATCAAACGCAGGCACTGATGTCTTTATTTGGTATGCTTATGTTTATGGTCATATCCCATCCTGCTAGCTCGTTGTCGAAGCGCTCGACGAACGGCTCGGCTGTTGGTGAGCCATCGACCTGGTATTGCTCGCTGAAGATTGTTCCTCTGCTCATATCGGTCCATAGCTTGTTGGCCACCTGGAGCATCGTGTTGTGTACGTCCTGCTCGTTATTGTTGCCTCTGAAGATGTCTCCGTCTCTTGGATCTGATTTGTTGAAGTCCACCAGGTCAGCAAACAAGATACTGACGCTGAACGTCAGTACGTGATCGGAGAAGGTCACGTTCTGCACGATAATGTGCGCTAGTGGAAATATAGTCTGCTTCGCTAGGTCCACCTCTAGCAGGTCACCTGTCGTTACCGTGGTGATGCTCGGGTTTGCCTCGAGGCTTGTCTTTAGCTTGTCTAGTAAGTCGTAGTATCCTGTCATTGCTTCTTTAGCATTCGTTGTTCTGTTTCTATCTTCTCTTTCTCAAACTCTAGGTACATCATAGCTGTATGGAGTCCGAGCCTAGCAACGTCTTCAAACTTTGTAGGGTCTCCTTTAGCGAGTGCATAGAAGCTGCTATACCATCCCCACTTTCGTGCGAAGTTTGCTGCTGGGCTGTACTCATCTCCTCCTCCTCCAAAGATTCCATCATAGCTATCGATAACTCCGTTCCTAAAGTCCAAAAAAAAACCAAGGCACCGAAGACCATTGTCATTGGAGCGTTCTTCATTGTGTCGCTGTACTTGTGGCTGCTCTCGTAGTCTTCTATCGTATAGAGTTCCTTTGCCCGGCTGATGACCGGGCGATATAGTACAGCCATTGCGTTGTGCATCGTATCCCAATCGGATATCGTGCTGTCCAGGTCCACATACTCTCCGAAGGTGATATCCTCCAGGTTCGGTATAAATCCGAACTCCTTGTCACTTATTTTGACACTTTTTGTGAGTCCGTTCTTCTCATTGAAGTATCCGAAGATCCTGCTGCTGATCCTGGTCACTTCCTTGAGCGGCATATTGTTGATGATAATCAACGGCACGTTGCAGAATATCTCTATGGCCTTCTGTGCTAGGAACATCTCGTCTTCGCTTTTTAGCGAGACGAACCTTTGATATTGCCCTAGTGTGATCTCGTGGAGACCTTCCGGTATGATGATGTCGACCTGCATATATAAATAACTGTTTTTTTGGATTCTGTTTTATCTGACTGCGTATCTTCCGTAGTTCGGTCTAGCCATTCTATTGTATGTGGCATAGCGCATTGCATCTATGGCGTGATTGTATTGGTCCACTGGTTTGTTTAGGATCTTGCCGTTTGTGTCTTCTATCCACTTGTAGTTTCTCATCTCCTTAATTAGGTTTATGCTGCCCTTGGTGATGTGCAGCTTATGTCTCTTGAGCATATCGATACCGGCCATTACGCTGTCCGGTCCTTTTGCTGTGGCCTTGATGTTCCAGCCGAACAGTTGCAGCTCCTTGATGCTCTTCGGTTCTGCACTATCAGCGAATATCTCTGCTCTACGATCCAGGTTGAGTCCCTGGAGCGTCTTGTGGATGTCTCTGTTGGTCATTCCTGTTTGGTATATCTTCTCGTCGAAGTATAGGTCTCCGTTGTATTCGTATGCTGCTACGAGTGTTGTCGGGTCATTGGTGAACCCGAAGTCCATTCCCATTGCTACTTGTCGTGCTCCCTCCGGTACTTTCTCCACCTCGTGGTATTGGAAGATGAGTGCCTTGGACGCTCCTCTCTCTCCTAGTCCGTATACCTGCCAATACTGTTCGTCTGTTTCTTTGAGGCGCTCTATCTCGTCGATGATCGTCTGTGGTAGGAAGGGATTGTCCAGGTATGTGGTCTTGTGGAACTGTGCGTCGTTTCTTGGTATGACCTTGTCGTATATCCAATGGTATTCGTCACTTGGGTTGTAGTCGATGATTACTCTACCTGTGGTCCGGAGGATGAGCTGCTGCCAATCTTCGTAGTGCAGCTCGTTGGCCTCATTGATGTACAGCAGGTCCCTCTTACGTCCTCTCACCTTCTGTGGCTGATCCAGGGATATAAACTCGACCATATTCCCTCCGAGCATATATTCGTGTGAGCTCTTGTTATGGTTTGCTGGGTTGTATTGGCCGACCTTCTCGAGGATCTCGAAGAAGTCCCTCATCACTGATGACCGTACTGCCGGGAAGGTCTTCCGGCAGATCGTGATCGTCTGTCCCTTTGCTTCGGATAGGCAATAGTAGATTATCCATATCAGGATGTTGTATGTCTTTCCTGATCGGGTACCTCCCTGCTCGATGATTATCTTCTTCTCGGCCTGGAGTAAGTGTCTGAATACAACATTAGTCTCTAGTTGCATCTACGATTTTGATGTTGAAGCCTGTGTCTGTGTCGTGTTGTATCTCCTGGCGCTCTATGTAGCCTCGGTTCTTGCCTTTGGTCTTCAGATAGAAGATAGTCGCTGACGTGCTCCCTTCTCTAATCTGCTTGTGCAGTTGGCTCTCTGCAAAGTCGAGCGCTACATTCTGTAGCTCGTCTATTGCTTTCTTGAACTCCGGGTCATTGTTGTAGTAGTCATAGTAGGTCACTCTTGAGATGCCTACCATCTTGCACGCTGCTGTCACTACGCCGAGGCTCTGCTCCATTGCGTCAATCAGTTGTTTTTTAGTCTGTAAGGTTTTGTTAGCTGCCATAGTGTGTAAATAGGAGAGGCCGGAGGCGTAAGCGACGCTACTCCGGCATTACCAAACCAATACCTTCAGGGATTTGGGCTGAAGGCCTCATCATAAGAACGTCTGCTTATACCTGCTCTCCGTTTATTTTAATTATTATGTGTTCGTCTAGTTGCTGCATTCGGTCAATGATGACCTGGCAGTATTTCGGGTCTAGTTCTATTCCGTAGCATTTTCTTCCTAGTTGGTGACAGGCTACCATTGTGCTTCCTGATCCGGAGAATGGGTCTCCTACGATCTGTCCAATCTTGCTGCTGTTCTTTATTAGGTCTCCTACTAGTGGGATAGGTTTCATTGTAGGGTGCACGTCATTCTTACTTGGTTTGTCGTGGTGTATGATCGTGCTGGGTCCTTCGTTTATCTCTTCGAGCAGTTTCACTAGCTCGTCTTTCTTCATTTTGCTGAAGTCTACCTCTTCTTCTATGACT